TGTAGCAATTCCTTTATAGACTGTTCCGTCTGCTGTTTTTTGAATTGACAATACATTGGATAGCTGGTTTGCTGGATTATCTACTAAAGATAATTCTGTTAAATCATAGTCTTTAATAATGCGAACTGTTTTTTCTAGCTCTTCAATAAATTCATTTTTTGCCTCTTTGACATTTCCACCAATTGAAAATCCTGATAGTGTTCCGTCTAATACTTTTTCCCATGTATCTTGTGCGCCTTTTGAAACATAAACATTTACAAATACTCCGTTATGTTCTTTTCCGCTAGCTTTATCAAATAGTGTTTCTTTTCTAAATGAAACCATCTTACCCACTGCAAGTGGTTGATGCATTTCACGAATATTTCCACGGAATCTTTCGAATGCTTTTGTAGATGCCTCTGATGAGACTATATCTCCGTGTTGATCTATGTTATCTAGGGTAGCAAATCCAGAGACGATTCTACGCTCTTTATCTACCTTTGCGATAGGCATGGAGAGTTTTAATGAGTCTCCGTCTGAATACCAATTAGCCTTTTTTATTTCCATGGTGTACCTATTTTAGCAACGTTTTTATGAAAATACAAAATCAGGGCGTATTACGTCCATCGCCTTGTGGGTTTCTTGCTGCATCATTAGAGTCAGTTGCATTCGCTGTTCTCTGTTGATCTCTACTACGATTTCCAGTAGCCCTGGCTGTTTGATCTGCAGCTTGCTGTCCAGTTAACTGAACTGGTGCATCTCCGCCAGATCTTCCCGCCATACCTAGTCTAGCACGAACTTCATTCGGAACAATTACCTTCATTCTTAGGTATCTTTCGTCGATCTTTGACTGGGTATCTTCATCGGTTAAAGTTAATTCATTAAACTTTAGAACAAAGGCGTCGGTGAGCTCTCCAATTAATCTATTGATTTTTTTCTCTAGATTTCTTTGTGCTGGTCTTGCTACCTGCTCTTTAAATGTTTTATCAGCATCTTTTGCTGCTGCAAGTGACACTCCTTCTGGTAGTCCGATTTTAGAAACTGGAACTCTATGTGCTATTAATATCTCGTCACGGTTCATTTTTCTATAGTTATTAAATGATGAATCCTGAACACCAGACTCAACAGCCTCCATCTTAAATTCAACCTTATTTCCTTCATCATCTGCTGGAAGCGGTATGTATAAAGACCTATGATTTTTGCCTTTAAGATTTGTTTGGAAAAACTCTAATAGTTTTCTTTCTGCATCTCTGCTTAATGTGGCTCCCTTAACAGTAATAATATACCTTGGGACTGCCTTATTCTCAAAGTAGTCTAGGTTAAATCTAGAAGCGAACTCATCCCCTGCTAAAGCAGTCTTAGCTGGAATTACGTCTGGAACCCCATAAAATGAGTTGTTTGGTGTATATTTTTTAATATGAATAACTTCATTTGGTCTTGGGTCATCACCAACTGGGTTCTCTGTTTCAGAATCCCCAAAGTTTCTAAAGAATACAACAAGGTTTGAAACTATCTGTACGAAGCCGTCTCTTTGTTTACGGACACGCATTGTTCTTGCTGGTATGTGACCAATGTATCCGATCTCTCCATTTACTTTTCTACCAACTTCAATGTATCCATTTCCAGTGGCTTCATAGTCAATATAGACCCTGCTTAATATTTCTGTAAATGTATCTTCTTCATTCATAGACTCTAGTTGATCGGCTAGGTCTTCTTTTAATCTTTCAAGCTTCTTTCTAAATCTAGATAGGCTTTCTTGGTTTTCTGATAATTCTGAAATACGATCTTTTGTTGCACGAGTCTCAATAAACTCATATCCAAGACCAACAATGTTAGATGCCTTAGCGTTTATTGCAGCAAAGTGTGGTGAGGATATTTCATATATCTGTGCAAGGTAGTCTTGATTGTATGGTGGTGTAACAACGTCAAGAACGTCGTATCCCATGAGGTATTCTGTTTCATTTTTCTTTGATGAAATTCCCTCTTGACCACGTTGAAACTTTTGTAATAGCCTTGTATTTTTACGTTTAAAGTTTGGAGAGAATCCTCTGTACTTTGCAATATCGTCAGCCTTAGCCTCAAATGGGTCGCTTGTTGTTTCTGATTGCTTTTCTTTAAAAAAGTCTCCAGAAATTACAGCATTAATTTCTCTTGAATCGTCAACTACATCAGACATTAGTCATTCCTCAAATTCTTTAAGCTTTCTTTGTACTCACCTATATCTAGTGGGTCTGGAGTCAATCCCCAGTTTAATCTTTGTACTTGCTCCTGATATTCTTCATCATTAATTTTTCTTTGTCCAGCTAAAAATCTTGCTCTTCCAGTATGTATTCCGTAACCCTTAACAACCTCTGTCAAAACATTGACTCTTGTTTTATCCCCTTTAAATCCTTGTATGGATAAATAGTTTCCCTCGTCGTCTCCAACCCATCTTCCATCTGGCATTTCCCAGACAAATACACCTAGGGTGGTTTCTTCTACGACTGATGTTTTTAAATTCTTCATTACCCTATAATACCATCTTTTTGTGTTAAGTGCCAGTAAATGTCACTAATATGTCTAAATTTAGGCTGTTTGCCAGGAAACTTGGTAAGGAATTAGGCCAATATCTATTGAATTTAGCATTACTGTGTCCGTAAATAGCTCTTCTTGTGGATAGCCTATAAACATTTCATATTCGTTCTCTATGTCTGTAGCGTCCAAAACATAGGCTGCCATTGAGAATGCTCCGAGAGTTATGTCCAGTTGATTTGCGCCAGCGTCATCTGATCCAACATATATGTAGTCCCCAGCATTTATTTTTGAGGTTGATGTTAATGCTATATGAACCCAGTCATCCAACATAGCCTTGTTGTCAAATGTAGTCTGTCCATTTACATACATTGCAGAAAATCCTGGGTATTGCCATGAAGTTCCATCCCAATATAGTGATTTTGCACCAGACTCTAAAATATACTTTCCAGAGGTTAAAGGTTCATTAATCTTTAAAATCATAGTTATTGATTTTGTTCCATCAAATCCATTCAGGTCTGAGTGTTTAGATTGAGATGGGATTTTTAAATATGAAGTTCCATTAAGCCAAATACCCGCTTGGTCTAATCTATCTAATACCTCTACGTCGTCATCAAAAATGACTGACTGATCGATATTCATTATCTGGGCTAGGTCTTCTCCATTTTCTGGAATAACCCTTTTCATAGAATCTGAATATGCATAAAGTCCAATGTTTGTTAAGATTGGTAGATCTGTTTCTGAATTATCAGTAGATAAACTAATAGTGATTTCATAATCTGTTACAGTATTTATAGCAGCACTTGTGATCTGTGGCAGAATGCCCATTTTAGGCCATACAAGGCCGTTATTATAGGTTACTGAAAGGTTTTGAGAACTTCCTGTATAGAAAGCTAAAGACCCCTCATATAGGGCTGCAGGGACGTATATGGACCCCTTTACAGATCCGTGCTGAGACCATGATAAATTATTTTGTAGTTTTAAGATATAGTCCGATGGTTGATTATATAAAACATGATTAACTATCCCATTATAGTTAATATCTGACTTTATGGCTACCCATGTTATTGGACATTGTGCATATAGGGTATTAGTTCTTCCTATATGGGCAAGGGTTATGTTGTTAAAGCTTGTTACCGCTGAGAATATAGAAGTTCCATTTAGATATATCTTTAGGTCCCCTGTTTTATTTTCTACCAATATTTCATTCCAGCCAGCTATTGGGGAAGAGGTAGATACGGTAGCAGAACCATTGTAATTTATGGTTAACTGATTAGATGAATTTATCCAGGCAAATAATGACTGTGATGACTCTGAGTTTTCTAATGAAATTAAACCTTTTTCTGGAGAAACTGTAGAATGATAAAAGCTCATAGATATCGCTGTTCCACGCTCTATTAATGAGACTATTTGAGATATATCTAGGTATTGGTCTGACCCTAAAGATAGTCCAGTTCTGCCAGCATTTGTAGAATATATGGCGGTCCCAGTTCCAGATAATGTCTGGTCTGATATGTACTTTAATGTGACGTTATTTTTATCATTTACTATGGCATTTGAAAAATCAAAGTTGGTCCAGTTGTTCATAAAGCTATATGCCTTCATGCACTCAGAATTATTTGGTGAGTAGAAAAGTTGATTGTTTGAGTTGAAATAGTTTCTTTTAACTACTGTTTTTCTAGATAGGTCTAGGTGGTCCTGGGCCCTTGTCTGGCTGATATTATATTTATATAGCGCAACAGCATCTACAGTTACTTTATAGTCGTCGTCGCCAATTGTTTTAAAAACTGAGTTTGTTAAAGAAAATGAAAATTCTGTGTCCAGGGAGTCAACTGTATTAGAAACAACATTTTCTCCATTTACGATCAGGGATATGGATCCCTGAGAATAGTTGGCCACTACATGATATCTTCTTTTCCAATCGGGTACTTGGTAGGCAACATAATAGTTAACCTGTGGGTCTGGCCTAAAGTATATTTTATTTTTATACAAGTAGATTCCGTACGGTGCGAATATGCTGGCATTTAATATTTGGTCATATGTTTGAAATGCATTTAATACATCAGTATATGTTGAGAAGTCCTCTATTATATCTGTATATGTTTGATATTGTGACATAGAAGAAGATTGAACAATTGTCCTATTTCCAAATAAGACCACTTCGTTGGCAAGATAAGACGCATTTTCGTTAAGTTTAAAATATAACTCTACAGAAAATGTTTGCGACTCTTTACCAGTAGACCACATTCCACCATTTGACCAAGATGTCCCAGAACCAGTAGCTCCTGGGCATGGATAATATATTTCTGCAGTAGAATCTAAAAGCCTAGTTCCATATATTCCATTAGATACCAGTGGTATAGCTTTATCAAATATTGAACCTAGGTAGGCACCATCATTTCCTACACCAGATGCTTCTTTAACAATACCAGTTGATACCTGATCATCTAGTGGCCAAAAAGATATCGGGTCTTGTCCTAATATTACTTCTCTATATCCCATTTATTTTAGTCCTCTAGCACTGATGCAATTTGAGCCTCTTTTTCAGAAATCAAATTTTGCAAATTAGTTACCCTATCTGTATCTGGTGTCTCTTTTGCATTTTCTGCTAAAAGATCTATTTCTAATGCATACATTTGATACTCTAATGATCTTACTGCCCCTTGCTTTATAGCAGTCTTTTCATCGTTTGTCAGCTGTGTATATGTTGCCATTTTTCTCCTATTCCTATTTACCCAATAGACCTAATTGCATCTATTTGTAATATCTTATCATTTATTAATTTTTCTAGTGTTTCTATTTTAGAATCTTCAGTTTCTTGGCTTAACATAGTATTTAAATCATTTAATGTATATTCAAGTCCAGAGATGGCTGACTGTCTAATAGTAGCCTTTTCAGAATCATTTATAATTATGTAATTTGTCATATTCTATTATACCGATACAAAGCAGGTTCCCGTACTTGTGACATATTTACTTGAAAGACTTATTCCAGAACTTGTTGATGTTCCAGCCGACCCATTAACAACTCCAGCTACTGAAACAGTAATTGCTCTAGTTGCTCCGAATGGCACGTTTATTGTTATTTGGGTTGAAGTAGATGATGTTGTGGTGCTTCCAGATGCATCACCAGACCAGCTAACATTATATGATGTAGCTCCAGGAACTGCGCTCCAGCTAGCATTTATTCTTCCGTTATTATTTATTGACCAAACCATAATTGTAATAGTTCCACCATATGTATTTGAACCATTGCTGGTAGTTCCAGAAGTTAAAAATACAAAAGTCTGGTCACCAACATTTGCTGGCGATTGTGATATATAATACTGTGTGGCATTTGAGGCTGGAGACCATGAAGCATTCCATGATCTAAATCCTCCAGTCGCAGAAACAGAAGTAGTTCCAGGAGTTAAAGTAGAGTCTGACAAAGATAGGCTTGATGGTGCAGCAAGTCCTATGCTTATGCTATTACTTGATGTTACTGGTGTAGATCCTCTTTGATTTGTAGCAGTAACTTCACAGGTAATTGTAGATCCAGCATCAGCAGACACTGTCACATAAGTAGAAGATGTTGCTCCAGATATTGTGGATCCAGATCTTTTCCATTGATAAGAATATGATGTAGGGGTATAAGCATCATCAGAGTTCCATGTACCATTTGTTGTAGTTAATGTACTTCCAATTGAAGTATCTCCGTTAACAGTTGGAGCTGCAGTATTTATTGGAAATTCTGGATAAGATATTTGCCAAGATGTACCATTATATACCCAACCTTTAACTGCATTAGACCATGAAGAACCATTATATATTTTTAATGATTTTTGAGTATTCCATGTTGTTCCATCATATATTTTAAATGTCATATTTTACCTAGTATTGTATATATATATCTCCAGCAGCTGTTCCAGTTGGAAGTGTACCAGTGTTGTTATAAAATACTTTATTAGCATTTCCAGAATTAGTTCCATTTGAATATGTTGCTGTAGATATTGTTGACCATGATGCAGATGTACCATCTGTACTTAAATATTTACCAGATTGTCCAGATTGAGAAGGATAAACTGCAGATTTAATCCAGGATCCTTCATGTGCAAAATACATTGATCCTTCTGAATGAACGTGTGCCCACCTTCCATGATTTGAAGACGCAGAGGGAAGATTTTCAATTGCATCATAGACTGGAATTGAAATTGTAGAATATGTAAAGTCAGATGTATTTAATTTTGAAGATAAGTCTATTGTTCCCCAAGAAGCTGCTGTTCCATCGGTTGTTAAGTATTTCCCAGTATTTCCAGATTGTGTTGGTAAGCTATCTCCAGCACTTATTGTTGTACTTCCTCCGAGGGATACTGGTGTTCCATTTATTGTAATACTTGAATTTGTTAGGCCAGAATTTGGTATCGTAGCCACTGATGAAATTACTCCAGATGAATTTGTTGTTACGTATCCTGCCGTTGTAAGAGGAGTAGTTATAGTACCAGTAAATGTTGGTGAGGCTAGCGGTGCTTTAGCTGCAATTGAATTTGTTACGGTTGTGGCAAAGGCTGCGTCTCCGCCTAAAGCATCTGATAATTCTTTTAAAGTATTTAATGTAGATGGCGCTGAGTTAACCAAATTTGATATTGCTGTATCTGTATAGGCTGCTGCTGCAGTTTGTGCTAGGGATGCTGCTCCAATTTGTTCATATACAGAGTTTGCTTCCGTTGTTGTTAAATATTGGGCATGTGGGTCTGCTGCTGCTTCGTGTGTTGTTACTCCAGCATTACTTCCAGTAATGGTTACTGTATTAGTGGTATTGTTTGTGGTTAATGTTATGTTGGACCCAGCAGTTAATGTCAGGGTATCTGATTGTTGATCTGCAGAAACAGTAGTCTGTCCAGATACGGCTATATTAGAAAATGTATTAGGTATTACTGTTCCGACTGCTGCTAAGGAAGCCCACTTTAATCCTGTTGATGTACTACTATCTGATAATAATGCGTAGTCATTTGCGCCAGGAGTTATTGTAGATACTCCAGTTCCAGTTCCTACTGGCATAGAGCCTTTTGTAGAACTAATTAATGATGTTGCTATATAATCTGAATGTGTATGTCCAGTAGTAGCATATGAAGAGTCATGGTTATGTGTCGTAGGAGAGTATCCTGCAAGATCTGCAGATGTTAAATA